TGTTATATTATTTGTATTTGTTGTTATTCTTGTATCATAATTACCCATATCTGTTTCAACTGTTGTTACTCTACTACCTAATGATGATATATTACTTGTATTTGTTGTAACTTTACCATCTAAAGTAGATATATTGCTTGTGTTAGTTGTTACTCTGCTATCTATATCACTTATACTTGATTCATCTGCACCAACTCTTGTATTTAAACTTAATATATCACTTGCATTTGTTGATATATTACCAGCCATTGTAGTTAATTCTTCATTTAAATCTTCTTGGTTTGATAAAGTTCCAGTTATTGTACCCCATTGTGCAGAAACTGTATCACCTTTTTCACCTTTTAACATTAATATTTTAATATCTGCTATTTCATTTGTTTGTTCTATTTTTTGTGTATCAAAATAAACCTTAACACTTTCTATATTAGCCATTTTGACCACCCCCATATGTAACATTTCTTAATAGTTTTATACTTCCCCTTAATATTGGGAATTTATCATTATTTAATTCAATAAAAAAGTCATAGTAATAAGTTCCAGCTGCAAGATTTATTGTATCTTCTGGTGCAATACGTACCCTATATTGTACCCCTGTTTGTGTTGTTGCTACTTTTGAAATTCCATCACCTATTGTCTTTTGAACTAATGCAGTTGTACTGTCTAAATCTTGTTTTATAGTAAAATATGCACCATCTAAATCTTGTGTTGTACCTTCATATTCAAAGCCAAATGCTAAAGTTTGACCTTGTACTATTTCTAAATTTTTATTTGCCATTTATTTCACCTTCCTTTTATAACCATCTTGTATAATTTGCAATATTAATTTCTGTTACTGTTCCACTCCAACTTATTATGTTTGTACCAGTATTAAAAATAAAATTATTATAATTTCCACTAACTAATCTATTTTTTAAAGTTGCAGTTGTATCTTTGTATGCTTCCATTAATGCTGCATCAATTGTTATATAACCTTCATCACCTAAATTAATTACAAATAATTGGATTCCATTTAAGTATAAATTTATTGTTCCTGTACCAAATATTGTTATTGATGGTTTAGATATATAATTACCATTGTTTATTATACTTATTTGTGTTTGGTTTGTTATTGTAAAAGCCTTTGGTGTGTCTTGTAAACTATATTTAAAAGGTTGAACGTGCATAGTTATTTTTGCAGTTCTAAATCTTATTAATCTTTCAAAATTTACTTGATTTAGTATTTCATAATTATAATATTTATCACTTTCATTTGAAAAAGTCACTTGTCCTTGACTATCAAAGAAATTTATTATTTCATTTATGTCATAATCACCATATAAACCAATTGTAAATTCTTTGTTATAAGCTGCATAACCTAATTTTGTTACTATGTCACCATCTCTACCATCTATTTGTTCTATATTTGTTCTTATTTGTGGTTTAGAAATAGGTGGCAACTCTTGAATTAATAAACCTTTTATTGTTCTACTATCTACACCATTTAAAATTATATAATTATTCATGTATTACCACCCTTTCTATGTATATATTAATCTTGTAACTGTATTATCTACAAATTTACCCATGTTTTCATCATCAAGTTCTATTTTCATTTGTGATAATGCTTCTTTAAATGCATTTATTAAATCTAATTGATTATTGTATTGCATATCATTTGTTGCAGTCATTCCACTTAAACCATTTGTTGTAATATTTGTATCAAGTGATTTTGGCATTGCATCTTGCATTTCTTTTGTTACATTTTCCATTTCATCACTAAATCCTTCACCAACACCAAGTGCAAGGTTTTCACCTATTTCATCTCTAAATAATGTTGATGGTGAATGAATACCAAAGAAACTTTTAATGTTATCTAATATACCACTACAAAATCCTTTTATCTTCTTCCAAATCCAGTCTTTAACGTTGCTTATACCTTCCCATAAACCACGTATTAAGTTTTCACCAACATTTTGTACATCTCCAAATCCAGATGATATACCATTGACTATTGCAGTTATAATTTGTGGTAAGTTTTTAATTAATTCACCAACTACTTGTGGTATTGCTTTTACAATTCCCATAAGTAAATCTATTGAACCTTTTAATATTGTTGGTATATTATTTAAAATTGTTGTTAATATTGTATTTATGATTTTTGGTAAGTTTTCAACTAATGCTGCAATTATTGTTGGTATTGCTTGTACAATTGTCATTAATAATTTTGTTGCACTATCTAATAACTTTGGTATTGCATTTGAATAAGCATTTACCATTGTATCTAATATCTTTGGTAAATTCTCAACTAATGCAGTAAGTATTGTTGGTATTGCTTCAACAATTGTCATAAGTAATTCAGTTGCTGCATCTAATAATTGTGGTATTGCAGATAATAAACCATTTAAAATGGTATCTATTATTGTTGGCAATGCTTCAATTAGTTTTGGTATTGCACTTAAATAACCTTTTACTAATGCTAATAATAACTGTACACCTGCATCAATAATTAAAGGTAAATTTGACATTAATGTTTGTACTAACTTTGTTAGTGTTTCTGGTATTTTTGCTAATAACTGTGGTATTGCAGTTGTTATACCTTGTATTAAAGAAGTAATTATTTTTAAACCTGCATCTAATACAGTTGGTAATAAATCTATTATTGTTGTTACAATTTGTGGTATTAATTGTGCAATTGTATCTACTACTGTTGGGAATACTTCAAGTATTGATTTTATTGCATCATGAACTGCAGTTATTAATACAGGTAAACCTTCTTGTATTAATGGTGGTATCATTTTTATTAATTGTGGCACTAATGTAGTTAATAAACTACTTATCATTGTACCCATACCTTTTATAATTGTCATAATTCTTGGTAAGATGTTATTTAATACACCACCTACCCTATTACCACCTTCATCAACTGTTCCTATTAAACTATCTATTAAATTATTTATTAATTGGTCAAAATCTGCATTGTCATCTGCTATTCCAGTAAGTAAGTTTTGCCATGCAGATTTCATTGAATTTAAAGAACCACTAATTGTTGTACTTGCTTCTTTTGCAGTTGTTCCTGCTATTCCCATTGACTGTTGCATTACAGATATTGCATTTACTATATTTCCAAATGACATTGAACTTGCATCAACTGTTACACCAAGTTCTTTTTGTACATCTGTCATTGCTGCTGCATCTTGTATAAGTCTTTGCATTTCTGTTTTAGTTCCACCATAGCCTAACTTCAAGTTATCTAGCATTGTGTAATTTTGTTTTGCAAATCCTTGATATGCATTAGTAATCATTTCCATAGATGTTCCCATTTTATTTGCATTATCTGCCATATCTATCATTGCTCTATTTCCATATTCTGCAGCCTTTTCTGTATCTCCACCTAAACTTTGTATTAAACTTGCACTAAATGATGTTACTTGTTCCATATATTGATTCGCACTTAATCCTGCAGTTTTATATGCATTGTTTGCATACTGTTGTACTTTCTTTGAACTTTCATCAAATAAAGTTTCTACACCACCAACTAATTGTTCATAATCTGCATAACTTGCTAGTGCTTGTTTACCAACACTAATTAAAGAAGTACCAAGTGACATTAAACCATTAATTGCACCAGTTATTGCTTGTGTACCTAAATTTGCAAGTATACCTTTAAATACTGTAAAACCATCACCAGCATTTTTAACTTGTTTTGTGGTATCTTCTGTTTCTTTTCCCAAGTTATCAATTTCTTTTGTAGTTTTATTTATATCTGCTTGTGCATTATTCATTGCAACCCTTAAATCCGACATTGCTTTTGAATTTTTATCTTCTGTTTGACTTAATTCATTGTATCTATTTTTTAATAACTCTAATTTACTTTTTTGTTCTTCTAATTTTTTATTTAATACTTCACTTTTTGCATTTAATGAAGCGGTTGATTTATCGCCTTTATCATATGCACTTGAAACTACTTTCATTTGTGATGAAACTTCCCTTAAATTTTGTGTAATTTGATTTAAGGCTTTTCTATATTCTGTTTCACCTTGTAATTTAATTGATCCACCAAATCCAGCCGTAAAAATTCCCCCTTTCCCTTGTATTTGTAAGGTTTTTGTTAAATGTTTCACAAAAAACATTTTTATGTTTCACGTGAAACATTATAACCATTCTTCATCTTTCATTGATTTATTATAAGCTGCTGCATAAGTTGTATTTGAACTTTTAAGCATCATTTCCATATCAAAATCATTTTTATAATGTTTATATAATTTGTTAAATGTTGTTAATGTTAATCTTCCAGTTTCTTTATATGATAAACCTAATTTTGATTTACCAATAAAATAAAACCAAGTGAAGTCAACTGGACTATCTTCTACTTCATCTTGGATTATACGTTTTTTTCTGTACTTTGTGTACTTGCTACAACTGTTTCACTTAATGTATTTGCCATTGTATCAAGTCCTATATCTGTTATCATTCTTCCTACTTGTTTTCTTGTAAATGGTTTTATATCTGTTCCATTTTCTTCATTATCTATTTCTATACCTTCATTAAGCATTGCAGTAAATCCATATATTAATGCTTTTATATTTGGTTCACCTTGTGAACCATCTGTTAATTTACCCCATTCATCAAGTGATTTATATTCATTTTGTATTTCTTCCATAACATTTAAATTAAAAACTATTTTATATTCTTTATCTTTATAATTTAATACCTTACTTACTTCTTTCATTTCATTTTCCCCCTTAAATATAAAAAAATTGGGTGAATTATTTTAAATAACCCACCCACGTACGTTTTAAATTAGATAGAAGGTACTGTACCTAATAGTCCTTCTAAATATGTAACTGCTTCTGCTCTAGTTGAAAAAGTTTTAGCAACTGACCAGTTACCATTTGCTAGTGCTGCAACTGTACCTTCAATTTCTGTTGTACCAAATTCAACACTATCACCTTTTGTATTATCTTCTTGACTTGGTTCTGCAAATTTAACTTTGTATAAAAATTCTACTTTGTATTTATATACACCAGCAACCATTTTTGTGATTATTCTTCCTAATCCAACATATGGTGCAGCATCATTTGCATTTCTAGTCATAACACCTTCAGTTGTAACATTATGTCCAAGTAAATCTGCCATTGTTGTTACATCATCTTCATCTATTCCAATTGTTACTGTTCCATTATTAAAAGATGTATCACTTTCAATTAGTGTATCATCTCCATATAATTTTGCATCATTGTTTGTAATGTCTACTGAACATGATATTGCATGACCTGGTGTTTTTGCACCACCATAACTTGGTGTTCCATCTTCTGCTTCTGTCAACATACCATATCTAAAGTTTGTTAAACCTATTCTTGCCATTATTAATTTCCCCCTTCAATTTTTATTTTTGAAAAACATAATGTTTTATGATAATAACCTGTATCATCTTCGTACATATCACGACTTGAATGTAAAGGTTGAAATCTAAAACCATTATTTTTCATTAATTCTTTTACACTTTCTATAATTGGGAAGTAATCTCCCTTGCTAAATATATCAAAATCATAATATACAACATATGCTGCTAGTTCATCATCATAACTAAATGTATCATCTGCATCTACCTGTTGATATGTGATATAAGTTGTGGATTTTCCATTATAACGTAAAAAACTAACTGGTATTGTTACACCATCTACACTAAAATTTGTAAATATTTGTTTTATTAAACTATTCATCTTTTAAAAGTCCTTTACTTAATCTTGTTTGTGCTTCTAACATAGCAGCTTCAATTTGTGCCTTTTTAAATGACCTTCTCATAAAAGGCTTTTTACTAACAGTAGATGAACCATATTCAATAACATTACATACCAAAGGTGCTGGAACTATTTTTTTATTTTTATTTTCAAAGTAACCATAAAATGCTACTTTTGTATTTATTCCATCATCTGTTGGTGTTTTATATACTTTTGTTATTGTTAAGCAGTTCATTATTTTACTATCTTTAAATGAACTTGGTACATTTGACTTTACATTATTTAAAACAACTTCTGCACCTGCTTTTGTCATTTCACCAAAGATTTTTTCACTATTGTTAGTTAAGTATTCAATGTCTTTTAGAACTTCATTTGGCACAACCATTTCATATTTAGCCATATTAGTGTGTTACTTCCTTTGCTTGGATTTCAAGTTCTATATTTGCTTCATTTACATTATTTAAGTATTGTATGGTGTAAGTTTTATTTCTAAATTCAATTAGCATATCTCTAGTTATTTGTGTGTTTGGAAATCTTATTGTAAAATTAGTAAGTGCTTTTTCAAAATCACTATTATTTTTTATAATAGTCATACCTTTAGTTGTATGAACACTTGCATATGGTGTAAGTACAACTGTTTTAACTTCTATTGGGAAGTCATTTGCATCAGTTGTACTTGTTACACTATATATTGTTATTTTTCTATTATACTTACCTGCATTTATCATAGTAAATTCACACTATGCATACCAAGTATTGTTTCAACAACTTTATTTAAATTTGTTTTATCAACATATAAAGTTCTATTGTCCCACATATCTTGGCATAAGATAAGGACTACAATTACAAAATCTTGAAAATTATCAAGTTCTGTTGCAGTCCTTCCAGTATAAGATGATATAAATGTTTTTGATATATTTATTAAATTATTTAAAGTGTTTATTGCATCTTGATTCACTTCATCAAGTCTTATATAATCTGCGACATCTGTATAAGTAATGTCACTTACTTTTGCTATATTATTCATATTGCCCCCTTCCATTATTTTGAAGGTTTTGCCTAAACAACAAAATAATATTATTTTTTCTTTTTAGTTGATTTTTTAACTGGTGCATTTTTTGCACCAGTTGGTATTTCTTTTTCAACGTCCTTTGGTTTTATTTCTTCTGGCTTTTCTTCAACATAATCTTCAATGTAACCTGCTCTTTTTAAGTCTGCTACAATAAAATCATCTTGAATATCTTTTACTTCGCCTTTTCCCATTGAAACTACACCACCAAATGATTTTAATGCTTTATACATTTAAATCACCCCTTATATAGAAGGTGTTGGTCCAGCCATTACTAATTTAGCAATTTTTTGTGCATTTTCTACTTTACTGTCAAATTCTAACCAACCAATAACACCTACTGCGTGTTCATCTGCAAATTTTTCTCTTAATACTTCAATATTCATTTCTTCACTAAATTTAGTTGCAAGTCCTTTCATATCTCCATAGTAAATAGCAACTGTTCCAGATGTCATTTCTGGCATATTGTCAGATACATATACTGGTTTTCCAAGTAATACTTTACCAAATGGTGCAGTAATATCATCTTGTAATAGATATCTTCCAACATTATCTTTTAAATGTCTTAATGCATCTCTTGTTGCTGGATTCATAATCCATATTGCATCTGCTTGGTATACATCTTTTACTTTTCCTTGTAATGTTACAACTTCATCTGCAGTAATTGCACTTGATGAAGCAGCAGTCATTGAATTTGTTAATGTAGAAAGTCCAGTTACTTTTCCTTCTGTTCCTACTAATAATTCATGTTCTATAAATCTTTTAATTGAATAAGCCATTTCTTCAACTATAAATGAAACTATATCAAATTGTGAATTGTTAATTAAACTTCTTGATATTTTAACTAATGCACCAGCTAAAAATCCAGTTAATGAAATTGATTTAAAGTTACCAACTGAACTTGTAAGTGGTGAAAATTCATTTTGATATGCAACATTTATTGTTGTTTCACTTACATCATAGTATGGTAAATCTAAATTACCTTTTACATTGTATTTTGAACTTCTTTCTAATATTGGGCATATGTCATATACTCTTTTTATAATTCTATTTGCTATTGTTGTTGGTATAACTGCACCATTTGCTGCTTTTGTTAGTTCTCCATCTCTTTCATTTAAAACTATTCCACGTACATAATTTTCAAATGCTCTTGTCTCTTGTGCTTCTCTGTCTAAATCTACTTCTACTTGTGGTTCTTGTTTAACTTCTTTATTTTCCATTTTATCAAAATCCCCCTTTAATTTAAGTGTTTCAATTATTCTTCTTACATTATCACGAATTTCTGCAAGTTCTGCAGCTTCATCTTCTGTAAGTTCTCTTTTTTCAACTTTAGCAGTATTTAATACTTCTTCTGCTCTTGTAATTAAATCATTTTTCTTTTCCATAAGTTCTTTTTCCATTTTTAAAAATCCCCCTTCATTTCTTTAATTAAATTTTCGTATTGTGTATAATCAATACTTTTATTTTCTTCAACATTTTCATGTTGTTTAGGCACATCTTCAGTATTTTCTTCTTGCTTTGGTTCTTCTTGTGGTTTTTCTTCTTGTTCATCTGCTCTTGTTTCTTGTTCTGGCTCACTACAATCAATTTTAAGGCTATTTTTTTCTTCTGTTGAATAATTTATCTCATCAACAAAATTTTCGCCTATAAAATGATTTTCGCTTGTTTCTTCACGTGTTGCAATTAAAGTTCCATCATATGCAGGTGTTTTTGTTCTATCTAATATTGAAACTTCATATAAATCTAAATCTTTTACTGCTCTTGTTGGCATTCCTTCAATTATTTTATTGTCTACATCTCTATCAGTAAATCCAAATGACCAACCTACCAAGTCACCACGTTTTGCTTTTTCAACTACTTCTGGATCACTTATTGTTGCTCTTGCATGAAGTCCTATATTATCTTCTTCAAGTTCTAGGTTTCCTTGTCTTGTTGAACCTAAATTCCTGTTCCAGTCATGATTTAATAATATTTTTACATCATCATTTCTTTTTAGTGCTTTCTTAAATGCACCTTTGCAAATTCTTTCAACAAATTGTCCCATTCTTGACATTAAAGGTTTAGAAAGTCTTTCTATTGCATTTACATAGCCTTCAATTTCAACACTATCTTCACGTATGTTTATTTTCATATTCTCACCCCCTAACCATCACTTGAATTTCCGCTTTGCTCAAATGCAGTATCAATTTCCTTATCTTCTATTACTTTTTGTATATTCTCATCTGTTAAATTAGCGGTTGTATCTGTATTTGGTGTGTAATATTGATGTGTATTAGTATCATATAGAACTGCACCAAGTCCAACATTTACTACATCTAAACCTTCTATTGAATCCATATTTTCCATTTTTCTTATTTCATTTAATGTAATAAATCCAGTTTCTTTTGCAGTCTTATATGCATTGTAACGTTCTTCTAATGTAGCCCTTAAAATTTCTTTTACATCAAATTCAAAGAAATAATTTTTCTTTTCTTTTTCTAATAATAAATCCCTATTTAAAGCAGTTTCAAATGCTTTTACTATTGGGTATATTGCCATTTTAAAAGTTAAATTGAAATCATCTTTTATATGGAATATATTATTTATGTCATTATTTAAAGTATTTTTATTTTGGTCTAGCTGCATTTCAACAGAACTATTTGAACTTTCTTGGAATTTTAATCCTTTATTTAATACAACAATATTTTCTGTATTAGTTTTGTATAAATTGTTCCATGCAACTTTTAATGCATCTATTGTTTCTTGGTCTAGTCTGTTTTCACTTAATAAAAATCCTTTTTTGTTTCCACCACTTTGTACAAGCCCTAACTGATATGTAAGTGTACTATATGCAGTTTCTAATGCTTTTGAAACTTCTGTAATTACACCAACACCACTTGCACCATCTTTTGTATTTCTTAATAACTTAATAAATTCATAAGGTTTATATTCATTTTCATAACAAAAAATTGTAAAGTTCTTGTGTATTGGGTCTGGATTTCTCATTATGCTTATATAATAATCTTGAACATATTTTAATGCAGTAACTTCATTTCTTGACCTTTGTATATAGCAATAACCACCCTTGCCTAATAAATAATCTTCTACCATTGCTTTTTTCATTTGGTAAGCATCAAGTGTATCACCTGTATCACCATTTAATAATCTAACCCTTGAATCACCATCTTGTTCTTCTACTTTTCCTTGTTTGTATTTATAAAGTTTTATTGGCATACTTGCTATTGAACTTGATATAAAATCAACTGCACTTGAAACTGCTGGAAGTGTTAAGGCTTTTTCACGTGTTATAGTTTCACCATTTAATAATGCTTGTAATAAAACATCATCAACTGGTGGTGTTACTTCTGGTTGAACATCACGTTTTTTAATAAAATCAAATAATCCCATTTTATCACCCCTTTCATATTAATTTTGCAAAACCATTATGTATTAGTTCTTCTGCTCTAATTTTGTTTACTTTGTATGTTTCATTAATAAATATTTTTCTGTTTAATTCCATATCATTATAAGTTTTTATACATTGTACTTTTACCATTGTTTTTAAATCTTTTTGATATGAACTTTTACCTTCTTCTAAAAATTTATTCCATGTATCTTCTTTTGGCTTATATTCAAATTTAAGGCTATTTTTATATATGTCCTTAATATTTACATTACTTAAATCAAAATCAACTATAAATCCATTTTCACCATTTTTAACACCTAATTCTTTAAATACTGGACATTCTGTTACTATAACAGGTGTTCCAACAATTAAACTTTCAACTACTGAATAGCAATAGCCTTCATTGTCACTTAATTGCACCAAGTAATCTGCATTTGCTATATAATTTATAATATCTAGTCTTGGTTTCATATAGGCTATATTTGGATTATCTATTGCATTTGTATCATCTGTAAATATGGTCCACATATAAGGTATTTCTGCTGCATCTAACATATTAGCAAGTTTAATCATTCTGTCTTTACCTTTTTCACTTGTTAGCCTTGTTGCACTAATTAAATTTAAAACTTTTTTAGGCTTATCTATAACTATTGGATTATATACAAGTTCTGTATCATTTCCAGTTACTTCTTTGTATGTATTACATACTTGTTTGCTTACACCTAAATATTTTGTTATTTTAGGGTGTGTATTTGGCATTATCTTCATTGCCTTGTAATCTCCATGTGCTATTTGTATATATTCCTTTGCTTCAACATTATCAATAATATCTAAATTAAAATTAAAAAATGCTTTATCGCATACTATTTTTTCACCCTTGTATTGTTTTACATTTACATATTTTTTTAATCTTTTAATTTGTGCTATATCACCTACTATATAATAAATTGTTATGTCCCAGTCTTGATATTTTTTTGCTAAATAATAAAAAAAGGCTTCAATACCACCTATTTTATTAATCTTATAAAAATAAAATATATTTTTCATATTATATTAACCCCCTTTTTGATAAATCAGTTAAACTGTTTTCTCTAGGGTAGTTATAATGTTTAACTGTTATATTAGTAAACTTTTCTGTTGGATTCTTCTTTAATAATTCTTGATAAAAGTATAAATCTTCTTTTGCTCTTTTTTCTTCTGGGCATCTTGTATCACCTATAAAATCTTTTTTCATGAATTTTGTGCTACCACATAAATCATTTTTTGTATCTGGTCTTAATTGCATTATACTTCCATCATTTGTTTCTAAATTAAAATAAATTAAATCTGTTCCATCAAGTTCTTTTATGCATTCTTCAAATTTATCAGTATATAAATAATCGTCACTTCCAAGTAATACAACATAATCACCTTTTGCATTGTCATAGCCTTTATTTACTGTATATGCTACACCTTTATTTTCTTCATTGTATAATAAAATTAAATTAAGCATATCTTTATGTTCATTTCTATATTTTATTAAATTTTCCCATGTTGCATCTTCTGATCCATCATCTATAACTATTATTTCTATATCATTTCTTTTGGGTATACTTTCTATTGCTCTTATTACTAATTCTTCTTGATTATAACAGGGTATTATCACACTTATCTTCATTTAATTCCCCCCTATATTATTTGTATAGTAAAGTCCATTTGATTTAATAATGCATCTTGTTGTAATAAGTATGATGCATTTATCATTGAAACTACCATATCAACTTTTCCATTTGATTTTTTCTTATTAACATATAAATTTTTATTTGTGTCATATACACATCTTGCATTTTGGAAATTTATTTCCAATAATTTATTTTCTGTATATTTAAATTGTTTTGATAATATTTTTTCTTTAATTAATTTTGTTGGTGGGTGTAATACACTTGAATGCTGCCTTATTTCTACCAAGTTATAACCAGCCTTTTCAAGTTTCTGTGCAGTAGATAATGCATTCCATCTATCATAACCTATTGCTTGTATTTGTACACCATATTTTTCTTCTAAACTTAATATAAAGTTTTCAACTACTGAATAATCTATAACTTTATCACCACAGGCTATTACATTTGGTGTTTTTATTAGTTCTTTATAATCAACTTTTTCTGCTACTGTTTTTTCAATAATTCTATCACTTGGTATAAATGCAAAACTTGCAGCAAGTATATTATTATCATCATCAACTGTAACCATTGAAACACTTGTATTATCATTTGTTTCACTTAAATCAAGTCCTAAATATACTACCCTACCTTGCCAGTCTATATTTGCTACCTTGCATTCTTGCACATCTTTTACATCTATATAAGTTTCTGTTCCTACACCCATATAAATTATGTTGCAATGCTTTGTTACAAAGTTTTCTTTTTCACCATCAATTGCAATTGCTCTTGCACGTTTCTTTAGTAAATCTTCCCATATTTCTGGTATTTCAAGTGCTACTGGATTTGAATGTTTTAATATCATATCGTCTGTTTCCCAGTTCTTTGTATTATCTGGTTCATATAATAATGCAAATACTGTTTCATCTTTTTCTATTCCATCAAGTACCTTTTTTGAATAATCAACTTCTTCTTCCATTGGATTATCTATTGTTGGGTATTTGGTAGATATTACAAATCCTAATTTATTTAATATATTTAATTGACCGCTTCGCATTGCATTTATAGCATAACTATTTGGTAATGCACCAACTTCATCTGCAATAAAGGCATTGGGAAGTCTACCGTCCATTCTACTTGTTGAATAACTTAATGGTATATATTGTGTTTGTGTTGGCTTGAATAATATATAATCACGTAAAATCTTAAATCTTTTATCACCCTTATATTCATATATTAAAGGACTAGATTTTATTGTTTCTGCAATTGCTTCACGTACTTCTTTTGATAATGAACCATCTGGTGCTACTGAATAAAACTTACTAAACTTTGGTTCTGTTAAGAATAACAAAATAAATATTGTTGCTATTGTATAAGTTTTAAAGTTCTTTCTGCATATTTCAAGTACACCAGTTTCATATCTTCTTTTCTTTGGATTATCTCTATATACAGTACATAAAATTGCAATAAAAAAAAGCCATTGATAACCTGTTGTACATTCGTATAAGGTTTGTCCAGCTTTTAATCCTTTTGGCATTATTAAAATTTTAAGTATGTTTTCTACTTGTTCTACTTTTTTATCATTTATTACATATTTATCATTTTTACCTTCACATATATTCATGAAGTCTATCATTTGTAATTTAACATATTTGGGTGTTGTATCTTTATCGTAGTTTTCCTTGCAGTAATTGTAAGCCCTATTACTTGTATTACTCATCATCATCACTACCATTTATTATTTTTAATAATGGATCTTCTTCTTCTGTTGTATCACTTACATTATAATTTCTTATAATCTTCATAAGTGTAGCAACTGTACGATTCGCACTATCTGTTGTTGCATTATAATCTTTTACTGCAGGACTTGAATATAAGTTTTTGCGACCTTTTACATATTCTTTAGTAACTAACATTCCTTCTTCTTTCATTTTCTTTTCAAGTTCATTTAACATATTTAATTGCACTTGGTATCTTTTAAATGTTGTTAAGAAAAAGAAATTACTTTGTACACCACTTTCTTCTGCTATTTTAATAATTTCTAGTGCTTGTTCATTTAAAGTTTTCTTTGCCATTTCATCACCTACATTTCTTTTATTTCATTAATTTAATTTTATAGCCTTTTTTCCAGTAAAGTTTTCCCAACGTTGTATAATGACATCAATATAATGTGGGTCTAGTTCCATCATATAACATTTTCTATTTAATTGTTCACAAGCTATTAATGTACTGCCACTGCCACCAAACGCATCTAACACCACATTAACATTGTCTAAATAATCAAATATTTCTTTTAATAATTGTTGTGGTTTTATATGTGGGTGTAAACTTTCACTTCTTTTGTGTTGTTCCCTTGCTACATCAAAAACATTTCCACCAAATTTTTTATATTTTATATCACCAGCAAATATTATTGCTTCCCATTGTTCGCTAATTCCACCAGCACCATTAAGTCCAGCATTCTTTTTGTTCCATACACCTACTGTATTTATTTTTAAACCTTTTTGAATTATAGTTTGCATACTTTCTGCAAGTGTTCGCCATTGTAAAAAATAAATTATTTTATTACAAGGCATTATTTTTATAAACTCATTAAAACAATTCAAAT